CCTTAGCTCAAGGAATTAAAACTAAAATTTCAAGCTATGCCAGAAGTTATATAAACTCTACTTCTCAAAAAGCCAAAATTTGTGGAAATTATATAAATTCTTTTTCTTGAATCGTTTCATCTTCCTCATCAAACCTATTTTGAAAGGCTTTATTGGCTTTAACCATATTTTTTAATTTATCACTTTTCCTCATAATTATTTAAAGTATTTACCTATAATATCTTCAACCAAATCATATGATTTTTTATCTTTAGATTTTAATTCATCTAAAAACGACTCTACAGACTTACTTAATAACTCAGTAGGAAAATCACCAGCATGGTGCTCATTTAATAATGAAATGTTAATATTATTAATATTTTTTAATTTATCTTGTCGCCTCATATTAATAAATATCGATTTAAAATGAAAAACCACTAATAGCAGCGAACTTTAGTGGTTTAATAGCCGTATGACTATAGACGGTCCTAACCGTGTGTTTTAAAAATTTCTAGAATACTAAAATAGCTCTATCAAATCTTAATGTCGCTGAAATATCAGCAATTCCATCATCATCCATAGACAAATCACCAAATCCTACATTTTCTAACATAGTTCCTTGTAATTGCCATTTCTCGATAACTACACCAGTTGGGTCTAACATTTCAAGTTCAACTATTTTCTTGTAACCAGCTGCGTAACCTTGACGACCTATAACTGATTCTGAATGCAATCTTACCCATTCCATAATAGCTTGCGCTGTAGAAGGTCCAATAGCATCTCTAAATGTTACTTCATTAGTATCCCAAGTGAATCTACCTAACACCCACGTTGAAGTGTTTAAGAAAGGTATTTCAACCGCAGTTTGTGTAATTGAAGGACGTGACGCAGATTGTAACCACCATTGTTGTATACCTAATTCCGCTGGAAATCTCATCAACCATCTATTCTTTTTCTTTGGCTCATAAGGTACTGGCATTTTCATTAGTAAATCACTCATATTTTCTTGTTTTTAATTTTTAATTTCTTTATTTAATAATAAATATATGGGAAAAGGATTTTTTCCCATATAATTTAATAATTTTTATACGTCTTCGAATGAAGCACCAGTATTAGTTATAACAAATTCAACGTTAATAGTTTCTAATGCTCTAGTTGGTTTAATCCAAATAGTACCATTAAGTTCATTTCTATCTATTGATTCTGGACTATTATCTACATCAACTCTAAAGTCTGTAAGACCTCTCTCACTTCTGATGTTCTCAAGTATTGGGTTCACCAATGATTTGAATTGATTTCTTACTATCTCATCATTTTGTTCAAATAATAATCTAATAGATACCGCAGAAATAAGTTTTCTTGCTTGTAATAATAATCTTCTAACATTAATTTTACTTAATGCTGATTCTCTAACTTGAAGTGTATTGTTACCCCAAATCTTAACACCTTCAGTTGCAAATGTTGCAATTGGGTTAATTCTACCTTCATAAAGAATATCTCTTTCATCTAATGTTAATTTCTTTCTAGCTTTAATCGCTTGAACATCACCTCTCTGAACACCAGCAACGGCAAACCAAGGGAATGAAACATTATCAGTCAATGCAATATTTCTACATACATCAATTGTTGGTGGAAGGTAAACTAATTGGTTATTTTCAGTATCATTTATTTGAATCCAAGGCCAATATGTTGCAGTATAACTACTATCAACTCCAGCATCTTCTAATTCACTAACAATTTCTTCAGCTGTAAGTACTTCACCAGTTGCATAATCAGTATCAGGTAAAGTTGCAATGTAAATTGAATCACATCTATCTTCCTCAACCATTTCAATAGTTTCCTCAACCAAGTTACTGTTATTAGTAATATCGGTACCAGGAGTAGCCAATACATTAATATTAGTAGCTTCAGGATTGTCAAATGTTCTAATAGCTTCTACAAACGCATAGTAATCTGAGGTCGTACCAAGTTCACCATTAGATAAAGTTCTATCATCTATAACTCTGTCAACACCGTTGGCTAAAACATCGTCAGAACCACCTTTAATCCAATTATCAGTGTTAGTTCTTGCATCTCTATAAACATCCCACCCATCAAAACCACCGTAAGGTGCAAATGTGAACTTTCTTGAGTATAATTTTTCATAATCAGTACCATCTAATTCATCATCATTTTCAAATGAAGAAGAACCTGCTACAAAATCATAACCAGATAACATGCTACTTGTAGCACCACTATCCATATGGAAACCGTATGTTCTACCGCTAATAACATTACCACTTGGGTCTTCATAACCTTTATAGTCAAATAAATCTTGGTCGATACCGATAGTATCAGATAAACCTAAGTATATTTTCTTAACTTTACTAAATGCTGGGTATGCCGCTAAATAAGTTGCATCTGGAGCTAAACTACCACCTGCGTAAACTCTTGCTGGTACACCTGTTAAACCAGCAGGGAATGAATCTGAAGTATCCTCAGTATCATCCATTTCAACCAACACATAGTTTGATTTACTTGCGAAATAACCATCTAATGTACCAATTTTTCTACCGATGAAATTATCACTAAGAGGATTCATTGTACATTTTGTATATTTTTCTAAAAATACTGGATTAGCATCAGAATCATTGAAAGCTCTAATGTAAACATCAAATTCTCTATCATCTGGTCTAATGTTAGCAATTGAAATTTTAATTTCAGAATTTGCAGCATCACCGTCAGAAATAGTTATAAATTTGAATAATTTAAAAATCCCACTACCTACAATCTCAGAAACAACATATGGGCTTGTAGCCGATTTGTATTCTTCCTTGTAATTATCGAAAATAATTTCAGATGCTAAACTTGTTGTAACCGCAGAGAACGCACCATTAAGATTAGTAAGACCATCATTTATCAAGTGAGTGTAAACCTCTTCAACAAAAATAGCTGCACTACCAATAGTTGCTTCAGCACCTAAAACTCTAGTGATGAAATTTTTCTTAGTATTATCCAATGATACAGTGTAGGATATTGTATTCCCAGTATTACCTTCAATAATAGCTTCAATTTCAAAATCACTCTTAAGTGGAATTGTTCCACCAGTAGTTGTGATATTTAAATCAGTAGCACCACTAACATTCCACACCATTGTTTCAGATGCATCGTAAGAACCTCTACTTCTAAGAGATACTAATACTTCATTATTTTCATTTGTAATCGCCCAAGATACACCAGCGTCATAACCAGAAAGCCCTAAGACTCTAGTAATAAACATTTGGTTAGATTTTGTGAAATATGATTTAGCGATGTAAGGTAGTTCGTATTGAAGAATATCAGTGCCTTTTACTTTTGTTGCGTTTTGCCCTCCGAAAAATGATTTAAATTCATTGTAATCTTTTACAAAGATAGGTTGAAAAGCTGGTCCTTTAGTTGTTTCACCAACTAACCCCAACGTTGTAACTCCAATTTGTTTTGTTACGAATGAAATATCCTTTTCTGATGTGTAAACACCCGGACTTACGAAAACTCTATTTGTTGATGCCATGTAATTGTTTTATTTTAATTAACTTATTTTATAATAAATATAAACAAATTTACCAAAAGCATTTATGATATATTATATATATCATAATTAGTATGACTTTTATCTACCTTTTGTCATACTTTTGATATTTATTAGTATGAAACGTAGTAAAAACCTTAAAATAACACCAACAACCCATAAAATCCTTAAAGATTATTGTGAGGCCAATGGGTTAAAGATGTTTGGTTTTGTTGAGAAACTAATTAAACATGCTTGTAAAGTAGAAACTGATATATATGGTGACCCTATAAAATAAATATATAAATTATTTACCAAAAACTTATTATTCGTCCTTAATCAAAATAACATTCCTTGTTATCCCAATTGTTGAAATTGTATCACTTGTAATATTTGTTTTCATAAATGGGGAAACAGTTCCTTGTCTAACTTTAACCTTAACATCTAAACCAGTTGGATTAAATGCAGCCTCATAATTAAAAGTTGTAGTTGTTGTTACACCAGAAGAATCTGTTAACCCAGATAATATAACATCATCAATAGCTATCGTACCAACAGCTTCAGTTGCCGTAATATAAACCATAGCGTTCTCAATTGGAGTAGCAGAAGTATTAAAAACAGTCATTCTTACTGGTACATTATTATTCACTACAACGGCACCAGCACCAGTTTCAGTAATTGTTGGTACTGTACCACCATTTGTTATATTAATCGTTACTGTACCACTACCATGTGTAGTCTCAATATCATTTGTCCCAGTTTGGTCAAAAAATACGTTATCAAAATTGTATGTTCCCGCTGTATCAATTAATATAGCGTGGTTACTTGCGTAACTCTCAAATCTCATGTCTGTTATATCCATAGCTCCACTTGTTAAATTTAATAGATGGTCTCCGTTAGGATTTTTAAAAGTAGACCCATCTATATCTACTCCAGTATCGGCAAGGATTACTGCATCAACATTATCCCAATTACCATTACCTATTATTGAACTACCTAATGTAAACTCTCCCATTCCATTAAAGTTCACTCCATTAAATGTTACTACCGCACTATCATTTTGATTCCAATCAAATAATGCTCTTGTTTGCCATACCCACGTTCCACTAAATGTAGCAGTACCATTTGTTGCATGATTAGGTAAGTTTAAATAAGTTCTAAACGCTTGTGTTGTTACTCTTACTCTTGGGTCAGCACTATCATTCGATAATGGGCTAATTATTGTAAGTCCATTATCATTAAAATTAGTAGTGGTTGAACCATCACCAATTCTAAAACCCATATCTATAAATATAACAGAACCATTTTGTCGTACCCAGTTCCCTAATTTATCTGTATAATCTGTACCTTGTATTAATAATACCGCATCTTCTGGTTCGCTTGTTCCTAAGAATGTTGGTGTATTAGAACTTATTTTGGTTGTATCCAGTATAAAACAACTACCCATATATTGCCAAGAATAATTGGTACCCGTAATAGGTTCGTAAGTAATAAGGTAAGCATAAGATGTCGCATCTGTATTATCCCATGTACCATTACTATTATTATATGAACTATCATTTAAGTCAATAGTATAAGGATATTGACCAGAAACAGAAGCTGCGTTTGGTGTATCATTTCCACCTACAATCCATTCTCTATAAATTGTTGGCATAGAACCATTCCCAGTATAAAGTCTAATTATACAACCACCTCCAGCTACATCTGTGGTTTGAATACGGTTGGCGGCATTAAACTGACTATGCCATAACAACACCTTTGTATCAGTCGACACATCATACCCAACTTGACTTGCTTGAAATTCATATCCTAATCCAGCTGTGTCATCAAAATTACCATCATTTCTAAATTGACCAGCCCCTTGTGATAAAGGTAAATTACCTAAATCTTTTAAGCCAACCGAAGTTGCTGCAATGCTACCAGCGTTAAGTGATAAAAATCTTGGTTGTGTACCACCATTTGGGTCAACGTCATGTAAATTATTTACTGTTGGTAAATGAAAACTCATTAGGGTATTAATTTTATTAAATGTAA